TTGATTCTGTTGCTAATGGATTAACTATTCATGACGTGCGGCAGGTTCCCCCCATTATTAGCCTTGAGGTGATGTTATGTCATGTTCAAAGTACCTAGTTTTTTTAATCGCTTTATATTTGACGGTTTCGATCGTTGTGAGTATTGCCAATGCGTTTTGTTTCATATTGACGACTATGTGTCTGTATGTTTAAATTGTGGTGCTTGTTTTACTAGTAGTAATCTTATACCTACTAGTCTATTTGAAGATACTTGTAGCGCGACTTCGCGCGGAAAGGAAGATCATGAAATTTAACTCTCGTTATTCCGTTACCGGCGAGAAGCCTGGTATTAAGTTTGATCAGCCTTCGCAGACACTCCAGTCATTTAAAGATGACGCGGATATTAATTGCATTATTGCGCGTTTTGAAAATACCGGTGTTCTTGTGGATCCTACTGTCCCGGTTTCGCGTACTCCTCATTTTGGTGATTATTCTGATATGCCGGATTATCAGACGGCGCAGAATGTCATAGTGGCGGCAAATAATGCGTTCTCTGCTCTCCCTTCAAATATTCGTGAACGTTTTGGAAATGATCCTGCGGCTTATTTTGAGTTTGTTCAGTCCTTAAAGGAAGGAAGTGATGATTATGCTGAAGCAATTAGGCTTGGAATTATTGACAAACCTCTTGACCGTACTCCTGAAGTACCTCCCGGATCTGCTGAAAGTCCCGGTGAAGAAGTAAATTCTTGACATTTACTAGCGGTAAAACGACGTCCGGCCAATTACACTACTTGATGTAATTGGCCGGAGTGACACCGTTTAACGGTTCACTTTTCACAACTTACTCACATTCTGTGAATGATACAGCCTGTTGGCGAAGTCTTAGGGCGGTCATTCAGCAATAGAAAGGTTATGATATTATGAAGTCTGTTATGAAGCATTTGTTTAGTCAGATTCCTAAAGCTCAGATCTCTCGGTCTGTGTTTGATAGATCCCACGGTTGGAAATCTACATTTGATTCCGGTTATCTCGTGCCGTTTCTTGTGGATGAAGTTCTTCCCGGCGATTCCTTCAAAGTGAAATTTAACTTTCTCGCTCGACTTTCTACTCCTGTCGTACCTACGATGGATAACTTGTTCCTCGACACTTTTTATTTTTTCGTTCCTTATCGTCTCCTTTGGAAACATTGGGAACAGTTCAACGGTCAACAGGATTACCCCGGCGCTTCTACGGACTATTTAGTCCCTCAGACTTCTGCTCCTGCCAAGGGTTTCCCTGTTAATTCTGTTGAGGATTATTTTGGTATCCCTACAGGTATTATTAATATCAAGGTTAATGAGCTTGCGGCCCGTGCTTATGCGCTCATTTGGAATGAATGGTTCAGGGATGAAAATTTACAGAATCCGATCAACCTTTCTTCTTATGCTGAAATTTCAACGGCTTCTGGTCTTGATGATGTTGGTCTTGGTGATGCTGGCTTTACTGGTTTTCATAAGCTCTTGAGACGTGGTAAGCGTCACGATTATTTTACGAGTGCTCTTCCGTGGCCACAAAAAGGCCCTGGCGTTGAATTACCACTTTCCGGTAATGCTCCGGTTATTCCAAAAACTCCAGGTTCGGCTTTTGGCTTAACTCATACTCAAGGCCCTTCTAATATTGCCGATCCTACTTTGAATATTGTTGATGGTGTATTACATAATAAAGATGGTACAACTTATCATGGCCATTATTCTGAAGATATTTTTGTTTCCGATAATTGGAATGGGTTGGTTGCTGATATGTCTTCAGTTACTGCGGCAACTATTAATTCTCTGCGTCAGGCTTTTCAGCTCCAGAAGCTTTATGAACGCGATGCTCGCGGTGGTACGCGATATACCGAAATTCTCCGTTCGCATTTTGGTGTTGTGTCTCCGGATAGTCGCCTCCAGCGTCCGGAATATCTTGGCGGATCTGAAAGCCCTGTTATTATCAATCCTGTTGTTCAGCAGTCCGCGACCGGTGAAACCGGTGCCGCAACGCCTCAGGGCAACCTTGCCGCCTACGGTCTTGCTTCCTCGACTTCCGCTAAACATGGCTTTACAAAATCATTTGTCGAGCATGGTATTATTATTGGCCTCTTGAACGTCCGTGCAGATCTCACGTATCAGCAGGGCATTCCTCGTATGTTCAGCCGTCGCACGCGCTTTGACTTCTATTGGCCAGTTCTCGCGCATCTTGGCGAACAGGCGATTTTGAATAAAGAAATCTATGCACAAGGTCACAGTGAAGATGATGACGTATTTGGGTATCAGGAACGCTATGCTGAGTATCGTTATTTCCCGAGCATGATTACCGGTAAACTCAGATCTACGGATCCTAATTCTTTGGATGTTTGGCACCTCTCTCAGAAGTTCGATAGTCTTCCGACGCTCTCCGCACAGTTTATCCAGGATGATCCGCCGGTTAAGCGTATACTTGCCGTTCAGAATGAACCTCAATTTATTATTGACAGTTATATTGAGATGAAGTGCGCACGGCCTATGCCTGTGTACGGCGTGCCTGGTCTTGTTGATCACTTCTAATTGGAGGTGATTTTATGTCTTGGTTTAGTAAGTTTGCTGGTAATATTGTTGGTGGTGCTCTTGGTTTTCTTGGTGCCCATCAGGCTAATAAACAGCAGGCTTCCCAGTTCGCCCAAAATTATGAGCTTTCGCACGATCAGCTCTATAAGCAACATCAAATTGAGGTTGCTGATCTCCGTGCCGCTGGTCTTAATCCGATCCTTTCGGCTAATGGTGGTAACTCTACTTTCGGCGCGTCTGCTGGTGGATCTTATGAGAATGTAGGATCTGCCGCTAATTCTGGTTTTATGGCTGCTCAGCAAGCGAAAAATCTTGAAATGCAGAATGAGGCTATTAAGGCTACTGTTGAAAAGACACGTGCTGAAGCCAGTAACGTATTACAGGATACAAAGCTCAAGTCTGCTCAGACTTCCCAGGTGCAAGGTGAAACTACTTTAATTCCGCTTAAAGCTGATAATATTTCTGCTCTTACTGCTCAGGCGAAACAGCAGACTCAGGTTTTCAAGATGCAAGTTAAAGTGGCCGATGCAAATATCAATAAAATTTTGCAAGATATTGAAAATAGTAAGCGTATTACTGATGCTCAAGTATCGGAGCTTGGTACCCGTTCCGAGGCCAACCTTGCCCAAGCTGGTGCGGCTTCTGCCCTTGCGGCTAAGAGTTATGGCGAATTGTATAGGTTACAGCAGTTGACGCCTTACGAAATTGATAAATTGGCCGCTGGTACTGCTGAAAATATGGCTAGTGCGGCTAATCTTGATGCTTCTGCTAAGCGTACACTTGAAGATTCTCTTCGTATTAAGCTTGCTAACGAGCAAGAACAGTCTGTCCAAGATATTAAAACCGGTAATGCGCACCGTTTTGGTACTTCGATGGGTGAATTATTGCGCTGGATGCCGTTCAGCGCGTTGAAATGAAAGGAGAGTTTATTATGAAACGTAGAAAGTTATCTCGGAAGAAGTCTCGTAAGATTTTTACAAAAGGTGCCGTTAATGTTAAAAAACGTAACCTTCGCGCTCGCCCAATGCGCGGTGGTTTCCGGATCTGATTATGGCTTGTTATCATCCGATCGACTGCTGGCGTGTTCCTGACGCCAGCTCGAAATCGGGTTATCGTATTGTGTTTGGTTCTCCTTTTTCGCCGCCTGAGCGTGGAGCTGAGCCTTGTACTATTCCTTGCGGTAAGTGTATTGGATGCCGTCTTGCACATTCGAGACAATGGGCGGTTCGATGTGTTCATGAGGCTTCTTTGCATGATCGTAATTGTTTTTTGACTTTAACATTTGATGATGAGCATCTTCCTTCTTCCGGATCTGTTAATGTTCGTGATGTTCAGCTTTTTATGAAGCGCCTTAGGAAGGCTTTGTCTTATCAAAATATTAAGGTTCGTTTCTTTGCATGTGGAGAGTACGGTGATAAGAATTTGCGACCTCATTATCATCTTATCTTATTTGGCTTTGATTTTTCTGATGATCGCCAACTCTTACGACAAACGCTTTATGGCCCGCTTTATATTTCAGATTTTTTGTTTCGTCTTTGGCCTTATGGCTTCCATACCATTGGTAATGTTACTTTTAAAAGTTGTGCTTATGTAGCGCGATACGTAACTAAAAAAGTGTATGGCAAGGATGCCCCAGCGCATTATCAGGGACGTACTCCCGAATTTGTAACAATGTCCAGGAAGCCTGGTATAGCCCATGATTGGATAGTTAAGTATTTTGACGATGTTTATAATTATGACAGGGTTGTTCTGCCGGATGGTATGATTACGCGCCCTCCTGCGTATTATGATGAATATTTGCATTTGACTGATTCCGAAAAGTTTGATATCCTTAAGGCACAAAGGAAGGCGACAGTTAAACATGAGTCGGTCACTCGCCTTCTGCAAAAAGAGCAACACCAATTGGAAGTTGCTAAAAAATTGATTCGACCGATAGAAGGAGTATTAGAATGAAAACTATTTATGCCGTTTTTGATCGTAAAACTAATTCTTGCGCACTTTGCAAAGAAGCTGTGAATATTGAAGAGTTTGAGCGTTGGTTTGTTACTGTATTTCTTCGCGATTCTTCTATGTTCGCTCTTTATCCCCAGGATTATGATATTTATTCTATCTGCACTTTTGATGATGAACATATGACGATTGAAGAATGTTCTGTTCCTTCTCTCATCACTTCTGTTGATGAGCTTTTCTCCGTTTTTAAGATTCCGCGTCCGACCTCAGCCCAGCCTGGCGAGTAGTTTTACCTTCTTTTCTCTTTTCCCTTGTTAGCAGAAGGGGTATGGGGGGAAATGCCGCGGTTTTTTTTGATTCTGTTGCTAATGGATTAACTATTCATGACGTGCGGCAGGTTCCCCCCAT